TTATGCACGTTTAAAAGATATTATTTTATCACTTGACTGCATTTTGACTGCATCGTAATAAGCTTCTAACTTATCAATCTCAACATCTGCATAGCCAAAATGAGTGTATGTGCCAAGCGTAGTCCGGATGTCAGAATGTCCAAGGAGGTATTGCGCCTGCTTAATATCTACTCCTGCTTTATATAAGTCACTTGCGTAAGTGTGGCGAAAAATATGGGGGGTTATGTCATTAGCCAAAGGGGTCTTACTTGTATCTTGTAATTTTGCTAATATTTTATTCCAACGGTACTGAAAAGCGCCTCCTGATGGAATGTATCCACCTTTGCGCGACGTGAACAAGATACCACTCTTGTTAGATGTATAGTCCGCCAAAATAGGAATCAGAGGTTTTGGAATTGGAACTTTTCTTATTCCTGAAGTGGTCTTGGTGTATTCTTGTAGACAGTTCACGACATTCTTACTGGCAATAAGAGTCTTGGATACATTTATCAACCCCTTAGCAAAATCTACGTCCTCTACGTTTAAGGCCAGCGCTTCGCTTCTTCGCAGTCCAGTGTAGAGTAGGACGCTTACGAAACATCGTTCTAAGGGATCCAGCTTAGCTTTTTCAATTAGATTCAGCTCTTCTCTTGTCAATGCGCGTTTTATTGCTTTATTTTCATTTTTGACTGGCTCCATACCATTTGTTATATCCTTCGCTATAATGCTTTTATTAACGGCATATTTAACTACAGCCTTGATTCTGATGTGATAGACATTATATTGCTCAATGGTTCCAGCTGAAAGCATCTTTCCTCGAATTAATTCTATATGGCTTTCTCTTAAGTCTTTGACCTTCATATCTCCGATATAAGTGTTTATCGCCTTAAGCTGCCTTTTGATATTGTTCAAAGTCTGTTCTCTTACGGTACCCACTTTTTTATTCGTGAGCCATAACTCCGAAAGTTCCCGGAAGGTCATATTCTCCTCTTGCAGAATAATTCCCTTATCTTTTAAGCTCATGAAATCCCTATAATTCTTGTCCAGTTCCTTTTGCGTTTTTCCATAGATGGTTTTACGGACAGGCTTCCCATCCTTTAATCCTATGGTTACCTGTTTTGCATATCGTCCGTCCTTTCTTTTCTTCATTTTCTCAGCCATAATATCATTTCCTTTCGTGAGTTGTGATGCCACAACTTATTTTTGTGTACAAAAATACGCCCCTTGCCAGGACGTTTGGAAAATGATATAATTCTACTGATGAGGTAGATATATCTTTCCAGAAGTCCGGTAAGAGAAATTCTATGTTAAGCCGTTCGGTGTTACCAGCACCGGGCGGTTTTTGTATTTCATATTTAATTTATTTCTGTAATATCGAGCGAATATCCTAATACCTCGCCTACTTGCGTTACCTTACCTTTTAAAGTAACGGCCTCGCCTTTTGTCATCCCTGCGACCTTGTTTTTCTGATCATCATTCTTTATATAGCATTGAACTCCGATAATTGCAAAAGCTTCATCTGAAGGTGTTAAAGATATGTATTTGCCATCTGAGTCTATATTGCTAAGTTCTCCCGTGATTTCCACATACTGTCCCTTGTATTTCTCACTTGCATTCAAGGCGTTTGCTTTTAAATCACTCATCATATCGCCCACACTATAAGCAGTATATTCAATTGCTGCTTCCGTAACTTCTGTGGTTGTAACTTTAGCCCCGGCTTCTGCGGCAGGTCCAGCTTGGGTCTTATTAGAGCCACCTCCTGATGCCGCACCAATAATTCCGATCACGACAACAGCAGCTATAGCAATTAAGCCACCTTTTCCTTTTTGCTTTTTGCGGCACTGCGGACATATCTTTGCACCATAAGGTATCTCTGTTTTGCAATGCTTACAAATTTTTGTTGTTGGTTTTTCTTTTCCCATACTCATTTCCTTCTTTCTTAATATATTATTAAAAAGCCATAGGCTATTTTAATCTTAATTCTATCAATTCTTTATCATATCCCCATAAACGAGAGAGTTGTTCTATTGTAAGATCACGGTGTTCATATAGCATATCGTTATCTATTAACAGGTTAACCGCAAAAGTATTAGCTTCCTTTTCATAAAAAGTAGTATTTAAAAATGTACGTGAATCCATAAAAACAGCATTTGACTTTTTATGTAAAAGCATGTGACCCAACTCGTGAGCGCAGACAAACATTTTTTCATGGTACGGAAGGTCTTCATCCACATAGATGATATTGTTTCGCTGGAAATACTGATAAAACCCTCTAACACCAATTAAAGGTGCAAATACCAAAATTGCATTTATTCCTTTTATGATTTCAAAGGGATTGCGGCTTTGGTGCTTTCTTGCCAGCAAATCAGCTTTCTTTTTTATATCCATATAAGTCAGTCCTTTTTATACTTTTTGGGAGTGAAGATTTCTTTGTTCTTCTTCTTCGCCATTTCCATGCCTATCTGCATCGCTGATAAGATTGACTCGATTGCTTCTGGTGAAGCGGGGTCTCCTTCGAACATTAATCCATCTTGAGAAAGAAGTTGTTCTTTTGTTTCGTTAAGAATTTTTTCAATATCCCGGGTGTCTTTCCGCGTAAGTGTATTCTTATTTTCATTAATATCCTCACCGCCTGATAAAAGGTATTGCAGGTCTATATTTAGGTAATTGGCAATTTCCACGGCCCGATCAGATGGCACAGTGCCTTTACGAAGTTGGCTAATATACCCATTACCGTATCCCAGGTCTCGCTCAAGATGAGAAATAGGTATTTTACGTTCTTTACATATTTTCTTTATTAAATAAACACTGTTCATTATACACCTCACTATGTTTTAGAGAAAAGACTAAAATATGGCTTGACAAAATAGAGGTGTCTCTATATAATGAACTTAGGATTTAGAGAATCATCTAAAAACTAAAAGGACATTTTAGGGAATAACCTCATATAATTGCTGGACACTCTTATATTAGATTATTCTCTAAAAAATGTCAATAGATTTTATGCATTTATCTAAGAAAGGAGTGATTTTTTGATCTACAAAAAAGTAGAAGCCTACTGTAAAAAAAATAACATTGCAATATCTGCATTTGAAAAAAGGTGTGGGCTTGGAAATGGAACAATAGGTGGCTGGGCAGAAGGTGCCAGACCCAGATATGATTCTTTGGAGAAAGTATCCATAGAGATGGGGATAACGCTTGCAGAACTTCTGACAAGCGATCAGGACGCTTAACCAACACATCAAGAAAGAGGAGGTGAGGCATGGTTACAGTTACATATTCATGTAAGTCCTGCCGATACCGCAATCGCTGTTATGAGAGTAGTAGGAGATATACATGCAAAGATTATGAGAGGAGGGAGTACAAGGTTGGACAAGCAATTCCTAACAATCAAGGACTGCGTGGAGCGCCACGGAATAAGTCACAACACGATAGAGTCCCTATTCAAACGTAAAGGATCTCCTGCCATCCGTGTTGGTCGCAGATGGCAGGTTGATGTAAACAAGTGGGATCAGTATCTGCTTAAATTGGCAGAAGAGAGTAAGGGGTGAAACTATGCAAAAGTACTATGAAAACCTAGATGATTACGATGACCACAGCAGACACCCGCTGATGGATAAGGTTATATGCTATATGCGGATGTTGAATTTGAAATTGAGTGCGAGAGTACCGAGCAGGTGGAAGACGCTCTCGATAAAATCGGGGAGTGTTGTAGTGCTGATGATATAGCGTTAGAGCTTGGAAATATCTTCGGCTGTGAAAATGTAAAAACAGAAGGTTTAAATAGTACGGATAATATTTGTCCTGCCGATGAATGCGAATTTCTGGACTGGATAGAAGATGATGAAAAAACAGAAACCCCAGTAGCTGCAACTCCCAGGGAATCAAGGTAACTTGTAAAAACATTTCACCCTTATTATAGGGGATTTATAGGAGGAAATCAAGATGGAAAAATTATATGTAATCGCCGAGGAGTATAAATCCTTTGAAGAATTATGTTATGCAGAAGATATTGATCCACAGATCATGAAAGATACACTGGAAGCTATCTTCGGGGAGTTTGAAGAGAAATCCGACAACCTTGCAAAGATACATATGGAGATTCAGGCCAGCATTGAGGCAATCAAGAAAGAGCAGGACAGGCTTGCCTTCAGGGCGAAGCAGCTGGAGGGCAAGGATCAGTGGATCAAGCAGTATCTCATGGAAAATATGCGCTACACCGGAAAAGAAAAGTTCAAAACTTCCCTTTTCAGCTATTCCATTTGCAAGAATGGCGGATCGGAACCGCTGATCATTGATGGTACAGTAGAGGATATCCCGCCTAAATATACCATTCCGCAGCCACCAGTGGTGAATAAAGAAGCGGTCCGACAGCTTCTTTCGGAGAAACAGGTTGAATGGGCTCACTTTGAACCTCGGGGAGAGCATTTGCGGATCCGATGAGTATGGACAGGCTGCCAGATACTTCCGGTTCGGAGATATCGCCTTACCGGATGGCGCAGCTCGTTAAGGTATCATCGAAGATCACGGATTTAATGGTTAGCAATATATGGCAGCTTTCCTATGACGAACTGAACATTGTGCTTGATCTTGTCCGAATGGCAGCCGAACGGAGCCACGAGGGTAGATAGAAAGGAGATTTATGTTTTTAAAAACAGGGGAATTAAAAAAGATCATGAAGGCAGCTCTTAAAAGTGGCGGCCCGTATGTTGGAAATATGAATGGGAGCTATTTGGTTCATGCTGGTACATGGGGCTTATGTACGGATATCTTGTATGCCTCCAATAAATTCAAGGCGGCGCTCATGGAACTGATCGGAGATATTCCAGAGCCTGGCGAGTATTACAAATATTCGCATCAAAATGGGGAAGTGGTTCAGGATTCCCAATCTGAATATCCGGATATCTATGAATTATGGAAAGAAGCCAAGGATTACGCCGCTTATGTTCCAATCAATCTCTGCTCTTGGCCACACGCCTTTATCGTGCTGCAGATCCATAGTGATCTTAGTTATAAGGTGGCAGATAAGAGTCTGACGGCTGATGTTATCAGCAGCAAGGAACTGGAGACAACGGTGGAGAGCATGCCCGGAAGACCCAATTACAACTATGGAATCCTGTACTGGAAGAATGATACTACCATCTACTGGGTACATACAACTGAGCCGGGGGAGAGAGCTAGAGAAGCGCTTTTTCCAAGCATGGAGAGACTGGACTTCTTTCAGACAGACTGGCGTTTAAGAGAAGATAACGAACCGGATCAAGAAGCAGACTTTGAAGAAGAACTGCCATATTAAGGAGGATTGACATGGCGATACCAGTATTAATTATTGGCCGGAGCGGTACCGGCAAAAGTGCAAGTTTAAGAAATTGCGCAGGAAAGGATTTTGCAATGTTTAACGTCCTTAACAAGCCCCTGCCATTTAAAGGGAGGGTTCCTTCCATCAATACGGATGACTATGCGGTGATCATGAAGTCCATTTCAGGAGCTTCTCAGCGATCGTTAGTAATTGACGATGCAGGATACCTGATCACAAATCAGTTTATGCGTGGACACAGTAACGCTGGAAAAGGAAATGGAGTATTTGCCTTATACAATGATTTGGGAGACCGATTCTGGTCCTTGGTCCAGCACGTGGTACAGCTGAAAGAGCAAGATAAGATTGTCTATTTCTTCATGCATGAAGATAAGGACGATATGGGCGACGTCAGGCCGAAGACTATTGGAAAGCTGCTTGACGAAAAGGTTTGCGTGGAAGGCATGTTTACCATTGTTTTGCGTTGCGTTATTGATGGAGACGAACATAAATTTATTACCCAGTCAGTGAACGGGGCCGTTAGTAAGTCCCCCATGGGAATGTTTGATGATCTGGCGATTGATAACGATCTCCTTATGGTTGATCACACAATTAGAGAATATTACGGAATTTCAAACCCAAAGAATGTAAACAAGGAGGATTCAAAACATGATTAAGAAACCAGCAGGATATGATGAGGCTCAGGCCTACACAGGTGAATCAATACAGCTTCCGAAGGGGAAATATATTTGTTCTATTGTTCAGGTAGCTACACAGACTTCTCAGAACGGCAATGAGCAGTTTGTAATACTTTTTGATATTGCTGAAGGGGAGCACAAGGACTTCTATAAAAAGATGTTTGAGGCAGCCAAGGCGCAGAATGGTAAAAACGCCAAATGGAAAGGTGTATTTAAGCAGAATATGGACGGAAAAGGAACGTCTTGGTTAAAAGGAATTGTCACCAGTATTGAGCGTTCTAACAATTTCACCTTCCAGTGGGACAAGGAAGGAAATGAGAAAACTCTGGCTGGAAAAAAGTTTGGAGGTATCTTTCGGCGCAGACAGTTTAAGGCCGATGATGGAACAACTCCTTTTGTCACGGAATTGTATAGGATCCGTAGTGTTGCCGGGCTTGATGAGGCAGAAGTACCGGAAGATGAGCTTCTTCCCGCAGAAGCCCAGGGAGGCGGTCGTCCGGGCCCAGCCGATGCTGCACCTCCATCATTTACTGACAGTGATGGTTTTATGAACATTCCGGAAGGAGCCGGCGATGAGGGAATTCCATTCATGTGATCCGGAGCTGTTCCGTAAGGTAAAGGAATCTGTGTCCATGCAGGCTGTTGCAGAGTATTACGGTCTTCAGGTGAATAAAAAGGGGCTGTGCCTATGCCCCTTTCACCAGGATAAGGATCCGAGTATGAAGATATATCTCAATGGAAAAGGATTTTACTGCTTTACCTGTGGTACCGGTGGGGACCAAATAAAGTTTGCCGCCTTGTATCAAGGGATCCGTAATGAGGAAGCGGCAAAGGTGCTGGCTGCTGCTTTTAGTGTTCCAGTATCAGTACCGGTTACATACAGGGAAAAGCGAGAGGCAGAACGCAAGAGAAAGCGGCGACAGAATGTTGCTGCTTTTGCTAAAAGGGCAAAAATGTATGTCCAGATGTACTGGATTCTGCTCTGTGAAGCAATCCATGAGAAAAATGAACATTTTACAGAAGCCCTGCAGAACATTACATACATAGAATATTTACTCGAAAATCTGGAAAAATGTCCGGAAGATGTTTATGACGACAAGAAGGCGGTGAGTAGGATTGGAGAAATCGAAGGACGAATTAATAACTGGTATGTACGAACTGAGCCAGACGGATCCATTTCCCGATGAAGTCTTTTATGGAATTTTTGAGATAGAAGATAATGTTGAGAGGACCCAGTATATAGAGGCCCTGCGGAATGCGGCCAGGAAATTAAAGCGTGCAACAGAATTTAATAACGTATATAAGTCCTTCGTTCTTGACTACGCCCAGCGTCAGAAACAGGACGGGCAGAAGACGAAGTTTACCGATCAGCCGCTGGAACTGATATGCGGGGAATGGACGGCCAATGACTTAGGGGTCCGGGCAATCCGGTATGATAAGAACGCCATGCCGGTGCCGGCCCATGCCTGCAGTCACCCGATTCTGCCTATAGAGATCTTAAAAAATGTAGACACGGCAGAGGAAAGAATCACCCTGGCATATTTCAAGTCCGCATCCTGGCAGAGCATAACTGTGGACCGTAGCGTCTGTGCTAATACTAATAAGATCGTGGACGCTCTCAGTCAATATGGAATCGAAGTAACATCGGACAATGCAAAGAATCTGGTTCGGTACATATCTGATTGTGTAGGGCTTAATCCCCTTACACTCAATCCAAAGAAATCTATTAACCGTCTGGGGTGGGTGGGATCTTTCTTTACCCCTTATGCGGATGATATCCGTTATGAGGGTGATATGGATTACGAAGCAATCTTCCGGAACGTAAGGGAGAATGGAAATTATGACACCTGGAGGGATTTATGTGCTGATTTAAGGAAGAATATACCCTTACGCATGATGATGGCCGTTAGCTTCGCTTCTGTGCTTCTGGAGCCGCTTAAGGTACTTCCGTTTGTACTTCATATATGGGGTACAACGGGAACCTGCAAAACAGTTGCTTTGATGGTTGCTATGAGTATATGGGGAAATCCTAAGATGGGCGGCCTTGTAAAAACTATGAATATGACCAAAAATGCCATCATGAGGAACGCGGCTTTTCTATGTTCTATTCCTTTTGCAGGGGACGAGCTTCAGACCATAAAGGACAAGTGGCAGGGGAATTTTGATCAGTTGATCTACCAGATCACGGAGGGTGTGGATCGTGGCAGGGCCAAAGCTTATGGCGGAGTTGAGGATACAAAGACCTGGAAGAATAGTTTTATCTTTACTGGTGAGGAGCCTATCACAAAAGCGAACTCAGGTGGAGGATCCAAAAACCGTGTCATTGAGGTAGCTATTGATGGACCTCTGGTAGATGATGGTCACTACGTCAGCAGCGTGGTTCAGGAACATTACGGATTTGCCGGCTACAGATTAGTAGAGTACATACAGGGAATAGAAACATCGGAATTAGTGGAACGGTATCGAGAATACTTTGAGGAGCTCTGTGATCTGGATACTACGGATAAGCAGGCAATGGCAATGGCATGTCTTCTTCTGGCGGATGAATTGGCGGTAAAGCTATTCTTTCCAAATGAGCAGCCATTGACAGTCCCAATGGTAAAACGGTATTTACAGAGCTCCCTGGACGTAGACGTAGCGGAAAGAGCTTATCAGTCGGTGCTTAACTGGGCTGCGAAAAATCCGGTTAGATTTGAGGATCCTAAGGCAGAAAACTCCCCCAATAAGGGTGAGGTGTGGGGGAAACTTGAAGGAGAGATTCTGATCATCAACCGAGACGTGTTGTTAGAGTACCTTGATAAGAACGGATTTGACTATACGGCAGTTAGTAAAAAGTGGTCTGAAAAGGGATATTTAGTCAGGAATACTCAGGGGAAATTTATCCACAGCACAAAGGTTTATGGCATAAAATCCAGCTATGTAAAGTTCAAACTTCCGTCCGATGACGACAGCACAGATAAAGACGGTTTTATGACAATAGAAGATGAACAGGAGACTTTACCCTTTAATTAAGGGCTAACCTGTCTAACCTTGACTTAATTCATGGTTAGACAGTAGGAAATCATATGGAATAAGGCTTTTATACATAAGTCTAACCTGTCTAACTAGTCTAACCTGTTTAATAGGTCTCGTAGCGCGATGGAAAATTGATCAAAGCGAATTTTACTCTAAAAATATATAGTTATGCAACAAGATTTTGGGTTAGACGGTTAGACCCCACGTAAAAATAAGGGTTTGAGAGGTGCTTTTATACTCGAAAGTGGTTAGCTTCCTTTTGAAAAAGGTTAGACAAGAAAGGAAAAGGTGGGAATTTGAATAAAATAAGCGCAATTGAATTCCTCATGCAGGATGCGAAAGGGGAATTTGAAAAGATAGAAAACTATAGAGAGATACTTAACACTGGCGATCAGGCAAAGCTCTGGAATGCTCAGAGACCTTCCAGGCAGCGTATTAAAGATGATTTAAGGATGATCCGGCGTTTGTCTCTGGAGCTTGAAAAGGAGGCAGAGGTTTTATGGTAAACAATAAGAAAACCGGGACGGACTTTGAAAGAGAGTTTGCGGAGCTTCTTGCGGAAGAATGGTTCTGGGTCCATATGTTTCAGGATAATAAGAACGGTCAGCCCTGTGATATTGTGGCAGCACGGAATGGAATCACATATCTTTTTGACTGCAAGAATTGTGAAAAGGATTATTTCCTTCTCAGCAGAATGGAAGAGAATCAGTATAATGCAATGTATTTATTCGAACTGACTGGTAATGAAAAGGGAAAATTTGCATTACGGTTTAGCAATCAAAATGTATACCTGATCGATTACGATATCATAAAACACTTGCAGAATAAAGGAGTAAAACAGATTGGGGAACCTCATTGCCTGGAATATGGCTGTGACATTAAAGACTGGCTTGCCAGTCTTACAGAAAGCTTAGGTGATGGGAATGCAGATAATTATCGGTAGTGAGATTCGCATAACAGATGCGCCCAAGGCCCTGTTTGACTGGTGCAGTGAGAATTTGGTGCTTCCTAATCCTGAATATTCTAATCGCTCACGGAGGGGACTCTGGACCGGAAATACACCAAAATACTTATGGCTTTACCGGGTGGAAGGTAACGAACTGATCGTACCGGTAGGAGTTGGAAAAAAGGTAAAGGAATTTAAACAGGAGGATACTCTGATCAATCAGGATCTGGCGGATAACGGCATTTTGTCCTTTGATGGAACAATTCCTCTGTATGACTATCAAGAGCCGGCGGTGGAGGAAATGAGCCACCAGAGTTGCGGAATATTACAAAGCCCCTGCGGATCAGGAAAGACTCAGATGGGAATTGCATTGGCAGCCAGGCTGTCAAGACGGACGTTATGGATCACGCACACGCAAGATCTTCTTACTCAGTCTTATGAGAGGGCAGCACAGTATTTTGATAAAAGGACTCTTGGAAAGATTACGGCTGGAAAGGTACATATTGGTAGTCACATTACCTTCGCTACTGTGCAGACGCTCTGCAAGCTTGATCTGGACAAGTACCGATATGCTTGGGATGTAATCATCGTTGATGAGTGTCACAGACTGGCCGGAACCCCTTCCAAAGTGACCATGTTCTATAAAGTCATGAATAGTCTGGCGACCCGGTATAAATACGGTTTGTCAGCTACAGTCCACCGATCTGACGGGTTAATCCAAAGCACCTTTGCTGTGATCGGAGAAATTGCTTATAAGGTTCCGGAGGAAGCTGTGGCAGATAAGACCATGCAAGTGCGGATCAGTCAGCGGGAAACAAGGATTAAAGTTAATCGGGAATGCCTGGATACAGATGGGACGCTTGTCTTTACAAAGTTAATTCCATATCTGACGGGGAGCTCACCGCGGAATGAAATTATTATTAAGGATTTAAAAAGCAATGGAGATCATTTTAACTTGATTCTTTCTGACAGGTTGGAGCATTTACAGACATTAAGAAGTATGTTGCCTGCGGAACTTAGAAAGGCCAGCGCGATGATCGATGGGAGCATGACCAGCAAGACTGCCAGGGCAGAAAGAGAGCAGGCTATTGAAGATATGAGGAATAGAAAGAAGAATTTCCTATTCGCAACCTTTAGTTTAGCAAAAGAAGGCTTGGATATCCCTTGTCTTGACCGACTATATATGACGCTTCCTAAAAAGGATTATGCAGTTGTTACCCAGAGTGTGGGAAGGATCGCCCGGGTGTTCGCCGGGAAAGACGATGCAGTTTGTTATGACTATGTTGATGATATCCAGTTTTGTGAGAATCAGTGGAAACGGCGCCGAGCTCATTACAGAAAGGCAGGGTGTGTCTTATGAGTACAACAGGACAAGCACAGCGAGGCAAGGACGCAGCGGCCATGGTAAAAGGGGTATTCTGTGATGCTTATGTTTTTTATCAGAAATATCACGGGAAGCCTATGGAGCCTGGATTATGGCAATCTGCCACAACAGACTTTGGCCAGATCATGAAAAAGTATGATGGAGCCCCAATATGCGGGCGGATTATGCTAGCAACGTTTACTCAGCTTGAAGAAGAGAAGAACGGGAGGTGCGATGATGCCGGTTAAAAAGAAAGCCATTACTCCACAGCAAGAAAAGATTTATCTCTGCTCTATCTGCGGCAAGGATATCCATGGTGAGCACGTGTACGTGAAAACCAGGCGACGGAGTGAGTTGCGCATATATTTTGAGTGTATGCCGGGAAACAGTAAAAATTAACATCAAGAAAGGAGGCCGGAGCGGTGGCCACCGTGACAGGATATCCTGGCTCCTTTTAAAGATGAGAGATTTAATTATAGACTGCTTCGCCGGTGGCGGTGGAGCGAGTGTTGGAATTGAAATGGCTTTAGGTCGTCCGGTCGATATTGCTATCAATCATAATCCACAAGCTATTAGGATGCACAGAACGAATCACCCTGATACGCTTCATTTGACAGAGGATATCTTCAAGGTAGACCTGCAGAAATATGTAAAAGGCCGTCATGTAGCTTTAATGTGGGCCAGCCCAGACTGTACCAGTCATAGCAAGGCAAAAGGCGGTAAGCCGCGAGAGAAAGGGCTTAGAATTCTTCCATGGGCAGTATATAAACATGCGAAAGCAATTCTGCCAGATGTGATCCTGATGGAGAATGTTGAAGAGATCCAGCAGTGGGGACCCTTAGATAATGAGGGTTATCCAATAAAGGAGCGTAAGGGAGAGGATTATCAAAGGTTTATTACAGCAATGAAGTCGCTGGGGTATGTATTTGAGAGCCGGGAACTGATAGCTGCCGATTACGGAGCACCAACCACAAGGAAAAGGTGGTATGCGGTATTCCGGAGAGATGGGAAGCCTATTGTCTGGCCGGAGCCTACGAACAATAAAAACGGTACAGATAGATTAAAGAAGTGGGAACCTATTTGGAAATACCTGGATTTAACGGATTTAGGTAAATCCATCTTTGGCAGAAAGAAGCCACTGGCAGATAAGACGATGAACCGGATTGCCAGGGGATTGGATAAATTTGTTTTTAATTGCCCGGAACCGTTTATTGTTCAGGTGAATCATGGGGGAGATAACTTCCGGGGACAGAGCATACATGAGCCTATGCCCACCATAACGCAGAAGCATGGCTTTGGAACTGTGACACCGTACATTATGCAGATAGGGCAGACTGGATTTTGTACAGATCGCAATCGTTCAGTAGAAGATCCATTGAGTACAGTAGTTACAAAAAACGAACATTGCCTGATATCGCCAGTTATCACACCCTTCATTGAAAAATCTTATGGAGGCAATTACAGGGGAGCGGGCAGTAGTATGAATGATCCGATACACACCATTACAACGGTTGACCATAATCATGTGGTCGCACCACTTTTAATCCAGTATCATTCTGAAACATCAAAGTCTAACGTGAGAGGACAGTCGGTTGATGAACCTATAATGACACTGGATACCAGTAACCGTTATGGCTTGGTGGCGGCTTTCCTTACAAAATTCTATAAAACGGGAATAGGTCAGCCTTTATGGGAACCGATACATACAATCACAACCAGTCCTGGGCATTTTGGACAAGTCAGTATTCTTGCAATCAACAAGGAAGAACTGTTGAAGAATGGTGTTGATGAAGAAACGGCACAGAAATGCACCTGGGTAAGCCAGTTCATCATTAAGTACTACGGCGGTGATGTGTCTGGTGTAAGTTTAGAAGAACCACTTCATACTATTGTGACAAAAGACAGATTTGCTTTGGTCACGGTCCTTGGTAGTGAATATGTGATTCTGGATATCTTTCTACGTATGTTGAAAGCCGAACCAGAATTAAAATTGGGCCAGGGATTCCCAGAGGATTATATTATTGACCATGATCACGAAGGGAAAAAGTACCCATTATCTGAACAGGTAGCCCGTATTGGAAACAGTGTTGTTCCCATCGTGGCTGAAGCCTTGATTACAGCGAATTGTTCGTATCTGAAGGTGGGGGAACGAATGCCTAATATGAGGATTGATGATAGTCAAGAGCAGCTTAGATTTGCCTGAAAAAGGGAGGGGCCGGCAAGATCGGGGGAATCTTGCCGGCTGTATGAAAAAAAAGTTTTATTTAAAAAGGTTATTGGCCTTTTTACAGTTATTAATATACAGGGAAATTGTGACGGGAGTTTGATAGATCTGTGAAGAGTTTGTGAAAGAAGGTACATTGAAAACTTAATATTGATAGTTGGTTGTTATTTGTCTATAATAACCTTATATGAACTATACATAGGGGGAAAAATTATGGACAAAAGATTTCAAGTTTTTGTAAGTTCTACATTTGAAGATTTGCAGGAAGAGCGTAAAGAAGTGATACAGGCATTACTTGAACTTGATTGTATCCCAGCTGGCATGGAATTGTTTCCGGCTTCAAATGATGATCAATGGACGTTAATAAAAAGTATAATTGATGATAGCGATTATTATATATTAATATTGGGCGGAAGGTATGGTTCAACTAATAGTGAGGGTGTAAGTTATACTGAAATGGAATATCAATATGCTCTAGACAGTGGTAAGCCGATTATTGCATTTTTACATAAAAATCCTGACAATATAACCGCTGGAAAAACAGAAGCCTCAGCTGAGGGTAAGGAAAAACTAAAGGCATTCAGGGAGTTAGCCCAAAAAAAGATGACCAAATACTGGACTAATCCTGATGATTTAGGGAGTGTTGTGTCTAGGGGTATGATAAAGCTTATTAAATCAACACCTGCGATTGGCTGGATTAGAGCTGATGATATTACAGATGAGTATTCAATGAAGGAAATTCTGAAATTAAAAAATGAAAATGAGAAATTAAGAGAACAAATCGAAGTGAATATGACACACGCTCCAAAAGGGACTGAGAAACTTTCGCAAGGCAATGAAATAGTTGAGATAACCTTTTTGGCAGGGTGGTGTAATGAAGAATATGAAGATTGCGTTGACGAATTTAGTTGTCAAGCAACGTGGAATGATTTATTTGCATATATATCGCCCCACTTAATAGATGAATACAAGGAATCTTATATTAAGGTTTTAATAACAAATTATTTAAGAAGGCAATTAAATCAAGAGTTCATAGAGATAGCAAATTATGAAGAATTTACTGAATTTTCATCTTCCAGCATAGTCGATAGTGATTTTCAAAAAATAAAAGTTCAATTTAAAGCACTTGGATTAATAAAGCAAAGTATAAAGAATAGGAGTGTAAAAGATAAAGATAATTATTGGACATTGACAGAGTATGGAGATTATACAATGACGCAACTTGTAGCCATTAAAAGATAATGCAAAAAACCAACTATCAATATTCGGTAGTTGGTTTTTTATTGCCCAAAAGGAGGGATAGATTGAGAAAATCACCAAAAGAGCGCCGGAATCAGTATGTACGAGCGCAGAGAATTACCACGGCAGAGGCTGCTATAGCAGTAAAGGCGTCGCCTGTTATGACCTTCTCTGCAACCAATCCGGCTTATACATATACAAGCTTATGCCCGGATCCGGCGTTGCGTGAGCCGCCAGAGCATAGAAAGGAGGCAGATTATGAAAATGGAAGCTAAAAAGAAGATCATTGTCCAGGTTTATCCTGGCAGGAAGTTTGGGACTGTGATCGGCAGCAATGATGGCCTGATCGGGATCCTACAGGACAACGGTGAATACATAGATGTGCCTCAGGAGAGATTAAGGATCATTTCGGAGGAGGTAGAGAAGGATGGAAAAGACAAGAGCCATATCAAATAACAAGAAATGTCTGTGTTGTGGAAAATTATATCCTTCTGACACAGATCAGAAAAGATGTACTTGTGAGCAGGCAGGGTGGCTGTTCGTAATTGGGACTTGGCATCAACCGAAGATCAAGGGCAAGCATTGACAGCAGGGAGGTGATCGATTGGAAAAAGAAGCAGCGGAGTTATTAGTTAGAACAGCAGCACTTGAAGCTGTGAGGGAGTTTGAAAAATCTCAAAAAAAGAACAGGAAAGTAAAAGTGTTCCAGAACGCCAAGAAGCTAATGGAAAATTACAACCGGATATGTCAGAGCGTTCAGGAGGGGGTGTCAGAGCTATCGGATGTGGAAGATGGAGAAGAACTGGAGGAGCTGTCGGCAGAAGACATATACATAAACAGCATCATAAAAAGCAAGCTTCGGAGCATCGTCATGATTGCACATATTGATAAGTGCCTGAAGCTTCTGGAGGAGGAAATGGTCAAGAAGGAATGGCCAGATAAGTATGAGGCTTTCAAAAGCTTCTACTTGGATAGAGATACCCAGGAAGATATTGCGGTTAGATTTGATACTACGGATAGAACCATAAGACGATGGATTTCTGAATTAACTGATATTCTAAGTGTGTATTTATTTGGGGCAGATGCAATTATGCTGGATTAGAGGACTTGACAAAATGTGTCAAAATCGTGTCCTTGTAAAGTCCACATGGCCGATCTATAATGATAATATCCAAAATTGTATAAATTTGGTAATCCCCATGCGGCTGCCAGGTGTAACAGCTTGGCGGCTGATTTCATACTTATTCTCCTTTTTGAAAACGCCTGTCGAAATTTGGTCGATGGGTATTCTCCTCGAAGAAGGCACACGTTTCCGATGTAATCGTATATGTTATATTAAGAGGTTATATAAAGGGAGTAACATGGCGTACTTTGAAACAAAGATACATGTATATGAAACCGTAGAGACGTATATAACTAAATGCAAAAGAAAATCCTGTTATTTTGAGGAGTGCGTAGAATTTGAGTATCCCTGTATTAGTACCAGGTATGTAGAATATGGTATAGTCATTGGTTTTAGTTATCCAGATGTAGCTGAAAATGATATGGCTATTTTTAGGCGGTGTGTCGATGAAACAATTTATTCTGTAAGCGGAATTATAAATTCAGCGGTCGCTTCATGCAGCACATGGGATCAATCGTGTATAAATGCCATTAATAATTCAATCTTTTTAGCTAATACAAAAGGAAGAGATGAGTTTTATAATTGTTTAAGACGGTTGGGACTATCTGATGAAGCTATTAACACTAGCAGAGTTGAGGTGTTTATTAGAAAAGATTTTAATTAATATATGATTTCAGAGGCGGCCAACCCCGTCTCTTTTTTAATATAAAAATTAGCCAGATTGGAAGGTGAGGTGAGACTGATGGCATTAACAGCCAAACAGAAAATATTTGCAGATGAATACCTGATTGATCTTAATGCCACCAGGGCTTACAAGGTGGCGTATCCCAGGGTCAAGAAGGATGAAACGGCTAGAGCAAACAGCAGCCGAATGCTAACAAATGCTAACGTTGCCGTTTATGTTGAAAAGCGCATGAAAGACCGGGAGAAGCGTACTGAGATCACCCAGGACATGGTTTTAAAGGAGTTGGCCAAGATTGGCTTTGCGGATGTCACTGACTTCGTAACGATTGAAAACAAAGGAATCCTCAGGGTGGTTGAGGTAAAACCCACAGATGAAATGCCAAGGGATAAGATGGGTGCTATTGCCGGGATCAAAGAAGGAGCCAACGGGATAGAGATTAAGCTGAATGATAAGGGGAAGGCCCTGGAACTGATCGGTAGGCACCTGGGCATGTTTAAGGATAAGCTGGAAGTATCCGGCGTCCTAGAGACTGAAATAAGTAAGCTTGACGATCTGGTCAAACAGATGCGTGGTGGTGACGGGTAATGAGTGATGAACGCCTACTTCTATCAAAGAAGTACAAAGCCTTTATAAAGTGTAATGCTCCGGTGGAGTTTTTAGAGGGGACAACGGCTGCAGGTAAAACTACGGTTGGTCTATTTAAGTTCATGCTTAAGGTGGCGGAGAGCCCCAAGAAGCTGCACATCATTGCAGCGAAGGATACAGGAACCGCAGAGAAGAATATCATTAATAAGGACCTGGGCATCATTGATGATTTTGGCGTTCTGGCTGAGTACAACGGCAACGGAACCAAAGACGATAAGATCCCCCACATTCTTTTCCATACTTCCAGTGGCGATAAGATTATTTATGTAATGGGTTATGGAGATAAGAAGAAATGGCAGAAGGCCTTAGGCGGCCAGTACGGCTGCCTGTACATTGACGAGATTAACACAGCCGATATAGAGTTTGTACGGGAATCTGCTATGCGTTGTGATTACCTGATGGGAACGCTTAACCCTGATGATCCGAACCTGCCAGTCTACAAGGAGTATATTAACTGTTCCCGGCCACTTTCTGAATGGAAGGACGAAACGCCGAAAGAAATACTGGAAGAATTACGAGAGGAACCAAAGCCCGGCTGGGTGCATTGGTTCTTTTCTTTTACCCATAATTTGGGCCTATCCAAGGAGAAGCTGGAAAACATTATCCGGAATACCCCGAAAGGCACGAAGATATGGAAAAACAAGATCGAAGGATTAAGAGGTAAGGCAACTGGCCTGATCTTTAGTAACTTTGACCGGAAGAAACATGTGGTAAACAAGGATCACGCAAAACAGTTTATTCGTAATCAAAACAACCGCCAACAGACAGAATGGTTTGTACACTTTTCTGCTGGTCTGGATACATCATATTCCCAGAAGTCCCCGGATACCATTTCCATGAGCTTTATTGGTATCACCAATCGGGGAAACTGTTATGTACTTGATGAGAAGGTTTATAACAACGCAGATCTGGGTGTGCCTCTGGCACCTACGGATACGGTCCGTAACTATATTGACTTCCTGGATCGCAACCGTAATGAATGGGGATTTGCCAGGGATACCTTCATTGATTCTGCTGATCAGGCAACCATAACAGAGTTCTTAAAATATAAGCGCTTGAATGGCTGCATCTATAATTTCAATGATGCATGGAAGAAAGAGCAGATTATCGACCGTATTATCAACCAGCTGAACTGGTTTGCTGATGCGGGATCTAAGCCATGTTTCTATATCGTGGATACTTGCGCCAATTACATCCGAGAGCTTGAAGTATACAGCTGGCTGGAAAATAAGGACAATACGCCAGAAGATAAAAACGATCACATGGTAAACAGCGTGCAGTACGCATGGCTGCCATATGAAGTAAAAATCGGAACAGGAAGGAGGGCTTCATAAGTGGGTTGGTTTAAGGATATGTATTTTAAATTGCTTAAGATTGTAGGAGCAAAAGAGAGGCAGGTAGTTATAAAGGAACCGCTATCCTTTCAGGGCAATGTCTTAAAGAATAAGATCTGGTACCGTGGAGATCCGTCAGAACTGGAACAGTTCTTTAAACAGACAGCTTACTGTGATGTGTTTAAGGCAAGGTTCTGGGCTTCCGTTCCGTTCCGGAAAGTAAGAAAAATTCATTCCGGTATAGTAGGGATCGTGGTGGATCGGTTTAAGGATATCATAACCGCAGATTTTAATGATATCAGTTTTGGAGAAAAAGGAGACAATCAGCCTTTAAAGGAATTATGGGATGAGATTTCAAAGGATAATGACTTTGAAGGGCTCCTGGGTGAAGCGGTGGCTGGCACTCTGTCAGCTGGAGATGGTGCTTTCAAAATAAGTCTTGACCATGTCAGTAAATATCCTGTCATAGAATTTTACGAGGCAGATCAGGTTGAATACAAATACCAGCGAGGGAGACTGTTTGAAATTGTCTTTTCCACGGCTTATCCTTATCCCGACAATGAAGCAAAGGAATACCGTCTGGAAGAAACCTACGGAAAAGGGTATGTAACTTATAAGCTCTTCGATGACGGAGGCGAGGAAGTGAAACTCAATACTCTTCCGGAAACAGCAATTTATGAGGATACTGCTTTTGATGGTGATTACATCATGGGTGTGCCCCTTATCTTCTTTACATCAAGCAAGTGGAAGGGGCGAGGCAAGGCCCTCTTTGAAGGAAAGACGGACGATCTGGACGCTTTGGATGAAGTGATTAGCCAGTGGCTTGATGCAGTGAGAAAAGGAAGGGTGAACCGGTATATCCCAGAAGATATGGTCCCAAGGGATCCGAACACAGGGAAGCTCATTGAACCGAATGAGTTTGATAATGATTACATAGCCATCGGAGCAGTAAAGAAAGAAGGGTACAGCGATAAAATTGAAGTAGTCCAACCCCAGATATCCTATGAAGCGTATTTAAACAGTTATTCGGCTTTTGTGGATCTAGTGCTGCAGGGCATCATTTCCCCGGCTACTCTTGGTATTGATCTGAAAAAGACAGATAATGCCGATAGCCAGAGGGAAAAGGAGAAGATTACCATGTACACCAGGGGGACGCTGGTTAAGGTGCTTTGTAAGGTCCTTCCGGAGTTAGTAAGTAAAATCATGATGACTTATGACCAGATGCAGGAAAAAGCCCCTGGAGAATATGTGGTTTCCGTCAAGTTTGGGGAGTACGCAGCTCCAGGCTTTGATTCAGTTGTGGAGACTGTCAGCAAGGCCCGGACCAGCGGGGTCATGAGTATAGAAAAATCCATAGAAGAGATGTACGGAGATACCTTGACGGAAGATGAAAAGTCTAAGGAGGTCAAGCGGATCAAGATTGAACAGGGGATCTTAGAAGCGGAGGAGCCTAACGTGGCCGGTTATGATGGAATGGAGGGCACAATAGATGAGCCAGAAACAGGATCCGCCCAGTGACGGTGCATATGACCTTCGGAAAATCTTTGAGGAAATAGAGCTTGACCTTATCAAAAATCTTAAGCGCAACCTGACACGTCATGAGAAGGAAGAGGAAAAAGAAGGATTCCGGTGGGAGATGTGGCAGAAGGCAAAGCTGTTGAACTTTCAAAGGTTTAGGAAAGAAAACAAAGATATCATTAATAGCCGTAGTTCTGAGATTAAGGAGACGGTGGAACATACCCTGCAGGGAAGCTTTGATAAGGCAAGGAAGGCCTTACAGCGGCTGATCAACGCCGCCGGTAGGTCACTAAGCCTACCGGTTCCGATTCCAGAAGATAAAAAAGACTTAAACATACCAGCAAAGAAGGAAGAAAACTTTTTCGACATAAACGAAGACAAGATAAATGCCATGCAGGAAACTGCCGAAGGTCCTACTTTCCGGCCAGAAGGAGAAGAAAAGACCTTAATCGGAAAAGATAATGATCAAAAGGTGGCTGATTTAAAGGCGCAGGTTGCAGGGGATATGCAAAAGGCGCAGGGAGCTGTTTGGAGATATATGGATGATATCTACAGGCAGACCATATATAAAACTGGAATGTTTATGGCTACGGGTACTAAAACTTTAGATCAGGCAATCGACATGGCTACAAAGGATTTCTTAAATGCCGGAATTAATTGTATTGAGTATAAAACCGGCAGGCGTGTAAATATCGCCAGTTATGCGGAAATGGCTTTGCGTACCGCCTCCCAGCGGGCGACGTTTCTAGCTGAGGGGAAGTTAAGGGATCAATGGGGGATCCACACCGTAGTTGTATCGGCTCACGCCAACACTTGCTCAAAGTGTGCACCGTGGCAGGGAAAAGTATTGGTTGATGATGTATTCAGTCACGGAACTGCAGCTGAAGCAAAAGAACTGGGAGTCCCCCTCTTGTCTGAGGCCATAAAAGCGGGGCTGCTACACCCAAACTGCCGCCATACTCTGGCAACGTTTTTCCCGGGCATAACAGTACTGCCTAATGTGCCGGACGAAAAAAAGGCCGAAGAAAACTACGATGCAGAACAGTACCAGCGAGCTATTGAGCGAAAAATCCGAAAATGGAAGCGAATAGCTGAGGGGGCTGTGCAAGGGGTCACAGCAAAAGTGGCAAATGATAAGCTGTTCGAGCTGCACAAGCTGATGAAAGAACACCTGGAAGCTCACCCAGAGCTTCGAAGAGCGCACGATCGGGAAAAAACACGTGGATTAACGAAGTAGAGTCAAGAAGCAATAGGAAAGGGGTGAATGTTATGGGAACCGGAGCACAGATCACGGCTATTATTTGCATTACCGTTTTGGTAGCTTTAAAAATGATGTTAGATTCTATTGATAGGGATGCGAAAGGGTAAGGTGATCCAATTATCTCCCTCTGGGCGGCGGGGTGAAGCTTCCTACTGAAAGATACAGTTATTTCGCGCGCAGGATTTCCTGGGCGTTATTTTATTGCAAGGAAAGGATGAGATTATGAAAAAAGAAGAATTTGTTGCATTGGGAATCAGTGAGGAACAGGCCGCAAAAGCTGCAGAAGCGTCTAAAAAGGAGCTGGAGTCCTATGTTCCTAAAGTAGATTATGATGCGGCCAATCAGGCAAAAGGGCAGCTGGAAAAGGATATTAAGGACCGGGATAAGCAACTGGAAGACTTAAAGAAGAACAGCGGAGACAATGCAGAACTGCAAAAGCAAATTGAAACCCTTCAAGCGGAAAACAAAGAGGTGATGGAAAAGAACGAAGCTGATATGAAGGAGCTGAAACTTTCCACTGCCATTAAGCTGGCCCTTGGTGAGTCTGCTCAAGATGCGGAGCTGGTAACTGGTTTGTTTGATAAATCAAAACTGATACTTTCTGATGATGGGAAGGTTACTGGACTGGAGGAGCAGCTAAAGTCAATAAAGGAATCAAAACCTTTCTTGTTTAAAGAGGCTAAGCCAGATACAGATCCGAAGCCGGGATTCCGCCCACTTGGAGCTCCCGGTCAGCAGACCCAAGGTACAACTAAAGCTGATGATGGTAAGGTGGATATGAAATCTGCTATTGAAGCAAAGCTTCAGGCGCAGATAACTTCCAAATAAATTTTAAGGAGATGAATTAACTATGGCTATTACGTTAGAAGAAGCAAGAAAAAATGTGCAGGACGACCTGCAGATCGGGGTAATTGATGAGTTCAGAAAATCTAACTGGATTCTGGATCATATCACCTTTGACGATGCCGTTTCCCCGACCGGAGGCGGAGCAACCCCTACTTATTCCTACACCAGACTAAAAACACAACCTACGGCGCAATTCCGTGAGATCAACAAGGAATATACGCCCCATGAGGTCACCAAGGAACGTCATTCTGTTGATATCAAGGTATTTGGTGGATCTTATCAGATTGACCGTGTGATTGCCAATATGGGCGGTATCGTATCTGAGGTAGAGCTACAGCAATCCCAGAAGATCAAAGCAGCTCAAGCATTATTTAATGATACATTTATCAACGGTGACAGTGCTGTGGACAGTAATGCTTTTGACGGTTTGGAAAAAGCCCTGGCTGGAAGCTCCACGGAGTATAATGCTGGAGAATCAGTCATTGATTTATCCACATCCCAGCTGGTAACGGATAATTTCCAGTACTTCCTGGATATGCTTGACGAATTCCTCCGAGGACTTGATGGAGAACCATCTTTCATTGCTGGAAATACCAAGCTGATCTCTAAGCTTAGGGCCTGTGCAAGACGAGCTTCCATGTATCAGGTAACAAAGAGCGACTGGGGAACCAATGTAGAGGCATATGGAAATATTCCTTTTGTTGACCTGGGAGCAAAACCGGGAACTAATAATGAGGTGGTAGACATTGATGCAACCAAAGGAACCACTTCACTTTTTGCTGCAAGGCTGGCACTTGATGGGCTTCACGGAGTTTCCTTTGCAGGAGTGGCACCGGTGCAGACTTGGCTTCCTGATTTTACTACATCAGGAGCGGTAAAGACTGGTGAGGTGGAAATGAATGCGGCAATCGCTTTAAAGGCTTCCAAGGCAGCCGGTGCATTCCGTAATATTAAAGTAAAATAAGGAGGATTATTCATGAAAGTATATGCTCCAAATAAGCAGTACACTGGTGTTTCCGCCAGAGTATCTTTTTGCAGCGGGGTGGGAGAGACAGACGATCCCCGTCTGCTTAATTGGTTCCGCAGTCATGGCTATGAGGTGGAAGCTCATGTAGAAAACCCGGAAGAAATTCCGAATGTGGATCCAGAAGAGAATCTGGCTGAAGGTGCCGAAAAGGAAGCACCAAAGAAAGGGAGAGCAGCGGTCCCGAAAGCGGGTGAGTAATATGGCCTACGCCCCCTATGTAACATCAGAATATTATAAAAGAACCTATAAAGGCAGCATAGTGCCAGAGGAAGAACTGGAAAGGCACCTTCGACAAGCCAGCCGTCACATTGATTCCCTGACCTACAATCGCATTGTGGGCCAGGGATTTTCCAATTTGACCGAGTTTCAGCAGGAAGTCATTCAGGAAGTGATCTGCCAGCAGGCTGATTTCGAATATGAGAATGCGGATGAGATCGGCACGATCCTATCCAGTTACAGCCTTAATGGTGCATCGGTGCAGTTTGGGAGCTCCTGGAATGTGTTCACAGATAAGGGCATTGCTATGAAGCGAGATGTATATGCCCAGCTGTCCCAGACAGGCCTTTGCTGCCGGTTAGCGAGGTGAGCCTATGAAATATCCATGTTTGGTGCCAAAACGGCTGTGTAAGACAGATATTGCGATAGTCCTCCATGAAGAAGGGTTGTCAGAGTCAGGTGGGCCTTTGGTGGCGGCAGAACTATCATTAAAATGCAACTACCAGGATTCCGCTAAATTGATTATGGATACAGATCAGAAATTGGTGCAGATATCAGGGATTGCATTATTCCCTGGGGATATCTGCCCCGATCTACCCGTAATTAGCGGAGGAGAGGCTACGATCTTTGGGGTAGAGCGAACTATTCTGCAGGCCCTTAAAGCTAGGAATCCAGACGGATCAGTTAATTACACAGAATTGAGGTTGGTCTAATGAGGGTTAGCGTCTCAGTTAAACTGGATCCAGGGAAGCTTAAAGACATCCAGGCGGCGATTGAGCCATCAATTCAACAGGCGGTTGCTGCTGTAAAATCCGACATTGTAAGCAGTCAGGTGGTCCCAAAGGAGACCGGTGAGTTGGAGCGTAGTTCCTTCATGAAAAAGAAGTCCAGGTCCAAGTACCAAATTGTTTATGATACTCCTTATGCAAGGCGGCTTTACTGGCATCCGGAATACAATTTTCGGACCGATAAGAACCAGAACGCCGGTGGACTTTGGCTTCAAGAGTATATTGATGGTGCCAAGAAAGACTTCTTTAAAAATGCCTTTAAGGCCCGGCTGAAAGCAAATGCAAAGGGGTTAATAACATGACACTGACAGAGGTAAAGGATTTTCTGAAATCTAAAGTAGAGTGTCCATGCTGGTACATTGGAAAAATCAATGGAAACGACAAACAGTGTATTGGGATCTATCCCACACAGGGTCCAGACCGTCCGATTCCAATAGGTGGTCTAAAAAACAAGTCTTATGACACCAAGGCAGTATCCGTCCTTGTACATTGGGGAGTAGATGCAGTTTGTGCGGAAGCAAAGGCGCAAGAACTATATGATCTCTTATACGGGAAATGCGGGATTATAGGTGATAACGAGGTATTCTTTTTCGATATGCGGACGGATTCCCCTGTGAGTGTCGGGACTGACAGTAAAGGTATTTATGAACATGTAATTAATTTTGTAATCTATTATAAGAAAGGGTGAGAATATGCAAAGTTTAGGAGTATTTCCGGTTTATGATTTGCTGTTCAAAGTTGGTACAAAAGGAAAGGCCAGTAAAGAAAGCGATATGAAAGAAATCGCTGACATGGAAACTTTTGAAATAAGCATTGACGGAGGTGTTCAGGAGTGGACCTCCATGACAACAAGAGGCTGGGGAAGGGCCCTGATGACCGCCAAGAAATTCAAGGTTAGCTTAAAAGGAAAACGGAATATCGGAGATCCCGGGAATGACTATGTGGCGGGTGTAGCGTGGGAAGATGGCCTGGATTGTAGTACGAAAGCTACGATTGATTTTCCAGATGGCGCAACTCTGGTATTTGATTGCGTATTAGATGTTAAATCAATTTATGGTGGCGATTCCACCAATGTTGCACCGTTAGAGTTCGACATGGTGGGAGACGGAAGACCAGTTTATACGCCTGCAGATGGTACCGAGACGGGAGAATAAGGAGGAAATAACTATGGCAAGAGCTTATGATATTGTTGCAAGACTGCAGAGCGGGAAGGAACGGCCCACGGTCAAAATTGATGCAGACCACGAGTTCAAAATCAACACTAGTAAAAGCGCGGTACTTTTTATTCGGGCTTCTACGGAGGATATGGGGAAGGATGAATTTGATAAGATCGATGATATTATCAAGATCACCCTGGGGGAAGAAGCTTTCGAGTATATCATGTCCCAGGATCCAACGATGGATAACTTGAGCCTTATTGTCAATGTTATCATGGCAGCGATTGCCAATGAGGACTTAGAAAAGGTAGAGGCTGAAGCCGGGGAGGAAAGACAGGCAGGGAAGAAAAGAAACTAGTTCCTGGTATGATATCTTCGAAGACTGGGAGCTGATAGAATCCTCCTTTGCTATGCAGTACAATATTCGCCTTATCGAAGCGGAGGACATGGACTGGAAAGAGTTCTGCACTTTATTATCTGGAATCATGCCAAAAACCCCGTTAGGACAGATTGTGAGTATCCGTAGCGAGGAGGATAAGGATGTACTTAAACAGTTCTCTAAAGCACAACATGAGATCCGGAACAGCTGGCGAAGCCGTCATAATCCTACTGAGGGCATGACGGAAGTAGAAAAAGTAAAAGCAGTAAAAGAAATACAGGAATTATTTGCGCGGGCGTTCGGATAGAATGCCCGTTTTTATATGATGAAGGGCAGGTGAGACGATGAGCGACAGCGTAGGAAAAATCGGGCTAGATTTAGAAGTCCAGTCCGATATTGGAAGGCAAATATCAGATGCTGCCCAGAAGATCGGTACTGGGCTTAAGGGCAGTCTTGAAAAAGCGACAGTGGGCGTGAATACTGAAAAAATGTTTCAGGATATGGATAACCAAGTTAAGGATACCATGAAGAACGTTACCAGTACAATCAGTACCGCCCTGGATAAGTGCTTCGGAAAAGCTGGGGTTGGGATTGATAACCTGGGAGAACGCCTGGGTGCTGCTATAGAAAAGGCGCTTTCCCGGTTTACTGATGTTAATGTTGCCTCCGGTGCCACAGACAACGCCGCTTTATCCGGTAAAAATGTAAGTCCTGCAAAGCCGAGAGGACCGCCTATAAAAATGCCTACTATTAAGGTAGATGCAACTACTGAATTTCTTCAAAAACAGGCAGAGCAAACAGAAGCGGTTATCAATAATTTAGGTAAGCAGATTGATGTCTTGGAGGAGAAGCTTGCAGGCTTAAAGGAATCACACGAACGCACTTTTAATGAATCTAAAAAATTAAAGATTCAGGAGCAGATAGTAAAAACAGAAGGAAGTATCATTAATCTGCAGGGGAAAGTTGAGGATCTGGGTGTACAGTGGGATGCGATCAACGGGAAGATCGATGAAATGGAAACTAAGGCAGCTGAGGCGGCTAAGGCCACTGGGGCTGCGGCCACCAAGGCTGCTAAAAGCCAGCAGGTAAGGAACTTCCAGGGATACAATGTGAAAGTACCACAGGTAAACCTAGCCCCTAAAGTAACCGGCCTGCAGAATATGTCCAACAGCATCAATAATGCAAAAGCACAAACCATGGGGTCTGTCAACCAGATCAATCAAATGTTTGCACTGATTGGCACTGGAAGCGCATTAACTGGGATTAATTTTTTGAAAAGGGGCTTAACGGACCTATTTAAAATCCTTAGTGGTGGCGTCACCGGAGCTGCAAAGAAATTAACCAGCGCCCTTGGAGGTTTCTTCCGATCAGCGGGTAATGGGGGCATGAAGCTGCTGAAAGCTGCCGGGCAGATTACTTTTTTTGGAAGAACTTTGAAAAAGAGTGGTAACGATGCTTCCAGTGCGCAAAGCGGAATGCAGAAGATGCTTAAGACGCTGATGATCTATCGGCTGATTATCCCTATGGTAGTAAGCGCAATCCGTTCCATGGGTAAACATTTGATGGATTCCATGAAGGCCAACGATCAGTTTAACAATTCTCTGAAACAGATCCGCTCAAATCTGAATGTGGCATTTACCCCCATTCTGCAGGCTATTATGCCGGCCTTAAATATGCTCATGGCTGCACTTGCACGAGTCACTGGCTATGTAGCTGCATTTGTAAGCCTATTGTTCGGTAGGACGCTGTCAGGGAGCGTAGCGGCCACAAAGAGCCTTGTGGCGGCAAAGTCGGCAATGGGGGCTTATGGAAACAGCGCAAAGAAAGCAGCAAAGGACGCACAAGGCGTAAGTACCGGGATTGATGAATTTAATATTCTGAAAAATGACAGCAACGATGACGGCGGGGGCGGGGCAGGGGCGCCTGAAATAACCACTCCTGACATTGATACAAGTCAGATGGATGCGATTGGCTCTGTTGCTGAAAAAGTAAAAAGTGTTCTAAGTCAGCTTTTTAAACCTTTAAAGGATTCGTGGGACCTGGAAGGTAAGAATGTAATGGATGCTGCAAATTACGCTTTTACTAATGTAATTGGTTTGGCTAAGTCTATTGGCTCCAGTTTTATGGAAGTGTGGACGAATGGAACCGGGGAGCAATTTTGCAATAACATCCTGCGTCTGGTAACGCTGATTCTTAATATTGTTGGAGACATAGCTGGTGCATTTAAAAACGCTTGGGACGAAAACGGGAGAGGGACGGCTCTTTTGCAGAGCATCTTTGATCGGTTAAATTCCTGGTTGGAATTGATTAATACGATAGGGGAATCGTTCCGTACCGTTTGGAATAATGGAACCGGGGAATCCGTAATTGCCCACATCCTGGAGATATTCACGAATATTAACAATATGATTACTAATATTCGGGATAATTTTCGGACGGCATGGGAACTTGATGGGAGTGGAACCGCAGTGATTCAGAACTTAATGGATCTGCTAGACGGTTTACTTGGTTCGATTGATAATATTACGAAGTCTTTATCAGAATGGAGTAAGAACCTTGATTTCACCCCCCTTATCAAGGCATTTGAGCGCATTACCGCTGCCGTAAAGCCCCTGGGCGATAAATTAGGATCAGGGTTGGAATGGCTATTTAAAAATATACTGGAGCCACTTGGAAAGTGGGCGATTGAGCAGGCAATCCCTGCCGCCTTTGATGCAATTACCGGAGCTCTTGATTTCTTAAACAGCATTTTGGACGCATTGATGCCTTTGGGGGAATGGCTTTGGAATAACCTGTTAAAACCACTTGCCTCTTGGACCGGCGGAACCATTGTAGAAATCATCAAAGGTATTACGGATGTATTTAAGGGTCTGAGTAACATCTTTAAGGAAATCGCAAGTGGTACTGACTGGGGAACCATCGGTCAGATGATGATGGAAGGTTTTGTCAACGGTATCTCTTCTTTTGCTGGTTGGGCCTGGGGGAAAATTAAAGAAATCTTCTCTGGTATCATTGATGTGGTAAAGGGAATTTTTGGTATTCATTCACCCTCTACGGTATTTGCTGAAATAGGTGGATTTCTGGCTCAAGGGTTCCTTGGTGGATTTACCGAGATGTGGAATACCGTGACAAGTGTTATAAGCACACTTGTAGGACTATTAATAGACTTATTTTCGGGACTTGTGAATGGGATTATCCAATTGGTTTCTGCTTTGTGGGATACATGCCTTAAGCCATTTACCTCCTGGTTCATGGAAACAATGTTGCCCGTGATAAAAAATGCATTGGATGGGTTGATCGCTGCGTTTGGTGTATGGTGGTCGGGAATCAAGGAAACTTTGTCTTATGTTATTGATGCCCTTAAAGGTCTAATCGATTTCATTGTTGGAATCTTCACAGGAGACTGGGAAAAAGCCTGGAATGGAATCAAGGAGTTTTTCTCTAACGTCTGGAACGCAATGAAGACGCTGGCAGAGACTCTGATGGATACGATTAAAATAGTGATAGATACAGTCCTTGCTGCAATAAAGGGTACCTGGGAATCCATTTGGAATGGTATAAAAACCTTTGTCTCCGATCTGTGGGATAACATTAAGAATAAGGCGGATGAAAGCTTTTCTGCAATCAGGGATAAGCTATCCGAAATCTGGGACAGTGTAAAGGCCACCATTGAGGAAAAGTGGACTGCTATAAAGGACTGGTTTGGAGAAATTTGGCAGAAGATTAAGGACGTATTCAAGCTGGATGAGATGACTCAGATCGGCAAAGATATGATGAATAATTTCTGGGACGGTATGAAAGGAGTATGGACAGATATCACCAGCTGGTTAGGAGAGATTGCTGATACCGTTGGGAGAGCATTTACTTCGGTCATTGATGGAGCAAAGAACCTAGTTAAAAAAACCAAAGATGATGATGAAGAAAAAGAAGATAAAAAAGGATCCTCCGGTCCAGGAAGCAGTAAGGGTTATGTAAGTGGTGGACCAGGGGACATAAAAGGTCATGCAACAGGTGGTTTTCCTGCTTCCGGAAGTTTGTTTGTTGCTAATGAAAACGGTAATCCCGAAATGGTAGGAAATTGGGGAGGCAAGGCTGCGGTTGCCAATAACATGCAGATTACAGAGGGTATCACTAGGGCGGTGCAGTACGGCATGAGGTCGGCAATTGCACCACTTGCCGCAAGCATGAGTTCCATCGCCAGTAATTCAACCCCGCAGCTGTCCCTGGTAGGCACCTCTGGACGAAGTAACGACACGGCTGAGCTGGTCCAGGCTATGGCAAGTCAAGCAATGTCCACGCCAACCGAGAACATGTCTGATCACTACCTGTCCCTCATGGTGGACCTTCTCCGGAAGATCATAGAACTGATTGAGGCCATGGATTTGACTGTAAATATAGATATCAGGGAGATTAAAAAGAAATTATCCGATCTGGACAAGAGAAGCGGTTTCTCTCTAAGAACAACTTAAGGAGGCGGTACGCTATGGCAGTAATAACAATCAATGGCCGGGAGTTTCCGTCTCCCGACATTGGAGGAAATTTGGTTGTCGCAACGAATGTGAGTGACGGAAAAAATTCCCTGGGTGAGTTTTCGGGACAAAAGGTAGGGAGAGATCAGCATAAATTTGAAGGCTTACAATGGAAGTTTCTTGATGCTGTCACCTGGTCAGCAATGCTCCAGGAGTTTGATAAGTTTGTGGTCACAGCAAGGATCCCGGATATGGTACATAACCGGATGATGACAATCCGAATGTATCCAGGAAACCGGACGGCTACGCCTATTGAATTTGACGATAATGACCTTCCTACCATGTATCAGGATTGCAAGGTAAATATCGTTGATTGTGGGGTGATTGAGTAATGCAGGTTGTGAGTCAGTCTTACAAGGTACATATGAAAGAGGCGCTAAGGAATCATTCTTATATGAGGGTGACCATCGGCCTAATAAATCAACTGGCCCAAGCCAGCGCCTATGTTACGGACAAGGAGAATTACACCTATTACAGCAGTTTCAAAATGCCCCTGGACAATTATGAGGTCAAGGAGCTATATGCCACCTGTGACCAGAACTACACGTCCGTAGACGGCAGTACGTACTTCCTTCCAAGGGAGAGAGCGGATGTGGTGCTCAATCAGGGCCTTGTCTCAAAGGATCTTCTTGGCCCCATAGAGATCCAGTTCCCGATTGAGTACGACATCAAGGGCTTGACGATAGAGTTTGGAAAAGCCTACCCGGTGGATTTTACCATAGAATCCGATAACAACACGGTAGCAATCAAGGGTAATACAGTCGGGCATTTCGTCACAGAGGAGATCTTCAACGGTGCCACGTTCCTGCGCTTCACCCCTTCGGTTATGGTGAATGGACAGAGTCGGTTCCGGATCAACATGATAACGATGGGGATCGGTGTATATTTTGACAGCCGGAAGATCCTCTCAGCCACCAAAAGGGAGCACATCAGCCCTATTATGGAAGAGCTGCCAACCATTGATTTTAATCTGACCGTAAATAATAAGGACCGAGCTTTTGATGTGGAGAATGCCGATAGCTCTGTAAACTTCCTGGAGATTGGTCAGGATATTACCGTTTTATATGGCCAGGAGCTTGATGATGGATCCGTGGAGTGGTTTCCTGGTGCAACTGTTCAGCTGAAAGAATGGTCTGCTGATGATGAGCAGATGGAATTTTCAGCAACAGATCGGTTTGACGGCATGGACGGAATCTATTATAGGGGCTTATATCGACGGAAAGGGATCAGCCTGTATGATCTGGCGGTTGACGTGTTTTCAGATGCCAAGGTGGATTCCCGGACCTATTGGATCGATCCCTATTTAAAATCTGTGAAGGTTGTAAATCCAATGCCGGTTATCTCTCATAAGGAGGCCCTGCAGCTGATTGCAAATGCTGGCCGGTGTATCCTCTATCAGGACAGGAGCGGCAGCATCTTTTTACGATCCAGTTTTATTCCGGATATGGCAGTCGATGCAGAAGATGGGACGGAGTACAGTCGGACTGGGAACGTCTTAAGACCGGGAAAGAAAGCGGAATACGCTTCCTACGCATCAGATTTTACGAAGGCGGATGCTAGTCAGTATTTTATCACTGAACAGGCCCCCTATATGGATACCGGCTATGTCAGCCAGGCTATGAGCAGAGAGGACGGTACTTTTTTAGAAAATCCCCGTGTTACAGTGCAGTTAGAAGCTTCCTTTACCTGCTTTGGAGTGCAGTTCCTTTTTGGAGGAAATCCTCCGGAAGAATTTGTTATACACACAGCCCTGTTCGGAGAACCTGTGGAAGATATTACAACCAGGGAGATCGGCCAGGAAACGATTGTTAGCCGGGAGTTTAAAACCTTTGATCGCATGGAGATTGAATTTACAAAGGCGCCTCCGCACGACCGGATTCTATTGGATTACATAGGTTTCGGAGACGTGACGGACTACCACTTAGAATATGGACATGAACTGACCAAGACTCCGAAAGGTATCCAGCAGGCCAAGGTGCGAGAGCTGCAGGTGATCCGGACTATCTACAATCGGACAGAAGAATTGAAAGAGTTGGCCAAAGAGACAATTGTAGTCACACCTGCAGAAAGCCGGTATACATTCTACTTTTATAATGCGGCCTATGACTTGTCATGTACTTTAACAGAGCCGCAGGAGGGGCAGGAGGCTGTTATCGTTGACAGTAGTAGTTATTATGCCACTGTGGAGATCGCAGGGGCTACCAGCGCGGTAGAAGTCTCTATATCAGGCAGGGAATACACGACAAGCCAGGCAAAGGTAAGCAGGCAATTAAACCCTACTGGCAGCCTGGAGAAATGGGAAAATCCCCTGGTATCTGACATGCCCCATGCTGCTGACTTAGCCGACTGGATCGGGAACTACATGAAAGCGGATCGGGAGTATGAACTGCAGTACAGGGGAGAACCCCGCATTGACGCTAATGATCTGGCATTTCTGGAAAACCGGTATATCCCTGATATGCTGATCCGGATCTATGACCACACCCTTAAATTTAATGGAGCGTTATCTGGATCGATCAAGGCAAGGAGGTATATGGATGTGGATACAACCTAAGATCTGGAAGAAAGAAGATCATTTTAATATAGAGGATTATAACCGGATCAAGAATAACCTTCAGGAGCTTCGAACATTTGCTATTACCTTGTATCCAGATTTTACTATAAAGGAAATGGGGCCTGATAAGACCTATCAGGACTATGGTTTCTATGCGGATGAAATCAATATCATGGAAGAGAATCTGGGGCGGATACGTGACGGGATATACCCTTTCTGGAAGGGTGAGACGGTTACCTGGTACGAGAATCAGCCCTTCCCAGATTATCGAGCCTTAAATCGAATTGAGGGGGGCTGCCTGAAAATGTATGAGAACCTGATGGGGCAATCCAAGGGCCGCCCTCGATGTAGCTTCCATCTTGGCCGGGGGAGGTGTGCGGTATGTCGGTAAAGTATGCGAGAGCCGTTATAGATGGCGTTACCTATGAGTTGACGTTGGGAGGGGACGGTTTGTATCACGCTATTATCCCGGCCCCCCAAGCGCCTGACACGGATTTGATGGAATACCGCAGCTATGCGGTCACCCTGCAGTCTGGGGACGTTGCTGGCAATGTTACGGTAAAAAGCAAAGACGATCCAGAGCTTGGCGGGGATCTCCGGTTGGTGGTGAAGGAAAATGTTTTTATCAGTACGAAACATTGGGAGCCGCCCATTTACTTTAACACAGCGGATTATAACCGGATCAAATATAATGTTTGCTACATTAAGCGAATTGCAGATACACTTTTTAACAGTGTTGAATTTGTGAATATGGGGCCGGATAAGAGCTGGGAAGAATATCCCAGGCCGGAAGACTTCCAGGTGATTGAAAAGAACTTAAATTATATCTGTATTGCTTCGGGCCTTCCGACAGAGCAGTACAGTGTCCACCTGGAGAATAAGCCATTTTTGAGTTATGGAGAATTGAACCAGGTAGAAGAGGCCTGCCAGAAGCTCTTTGACCGGCTATATGGAATTATGAAAGCCCGGAGAAGATTACCCATTTCATTAGGAAAGAGAGGAACTTTATGAGTGTTAAAACGGTACAGGCCACGCTCAATGGCCAGACCTACAATCTAACGTTGAACAGCTCCACAGGAGCCTATGAGGCAACCATCACTGCCCCTTCAACGTCCAGTTATCCTTTGAGTGGACATTATTACCCTGTATCCATCAAAGCAGAGGATACGGCGGGAAACGTCACTACAAAGGACGCAACGGACAGTACGCTTGGAAGCAGCCTACGGCTTACGGTAAAGGAAAAAGTAGCTCCAGTCAATACAATTACCGCTCCTACTGCATCGGCCCTGATCACCAATAATACGCCAGCCATTACCTGGTCTATTACAGATGATGATTCCGGTGTAAATCCGGATAGCATTAAGCTGACCATAGATTCCACGGTTATTACGTCAGGAATTACAAAGACCGCATCTGGAAAAGGGTTTACCTGCAGCTATACGCCTCCATCAGCTTTAGCAGATGGTAGCCACACAATCAAGGTGGATGCATCGGATTATGATGGTAACGCAGCTGCACAGAAAAGCGTGACATTTAAGATCGATACCGTACCACCTACCCTAAACGTAACAGCCCCAGCTAATAATCTGATCACAAATCAAGCAGCCTGCACAGTGACCGGGAATACTAATGATGTGACTTCCAGCCCTGTGACCGTGACAGTGAAACTTAACAGTGGTACAGCTGCCGCTGTTACTGTAGAGGCAGATGGTACTTTCAGCAAATCGCTTACCCTGGCAGAGGGATCCAATACGATCACCGTCGTGGCGAAAGATGGAGCAGGGAAGACAACCACGGTAACACGGACCGTCACCCTGGATACAGCAGCTCCGGTTATCTCAGAGGTGAGTCTGGTACCGAACCCAGTAGATGCCGGCAAGACCTTTGTTCTGTCCGTAAAGGTGACTGATTAAGGAGGGCCTATGGCACAGATTGAGATCACAAGTGTGACTATAAGCAAGAATCCAGTGGCAGCGAAAGAGAGTTTTGTAATCTCCGTCCGGGTGGGTATCTGGGCGGAGCATCAGAATCGTCTGCCCTTTAAGTTAGGAGGAAATAGAAATGGCATTAAAAACTGATTATAAAGATGATGGATTTGCCGGGAACAGAAAATACCGCATGATTACAAATGCTGATGGAACAATGAGCTTCGAAGATGTGACTCCCTATGATCCAGTGGGTGATAGTTTTGGGGCAAAAGATATTAATGATACAAATAAAGCCATCAATAGGCTTGACCATGTGACAGAGGTTTCCTTGACCGCCGCAGGCTGGACCGGTAGTGCTGTTCCCTACACGCAGACAGTAACGGTCGCTGGAGCCACTGCGGACATGGAGGCTATGGTTGTAAGTGCGTTGGCAGATGGTGCCACAGGGGCTGTCCAGGAGGCGTATAATAAGGCTTTTGGAATCGTGGTCAGCGGTACAGCCTCCCTGGGAAATGGTACGGCCACATTTAAGGTATACAAAAAGCCGACTACAGATATCAAAATCGGCTTGAAAGGAGTGTAAGGCATGGGAAAGATATGGATGCCGGGAGGTGGCGGCGGGACTGATCTGGATGTGATAACTGCTGGTGCGGGCGATGTGTTGTCCGGGAAAGTGATTATTGATAAAGATGGCAACCCCTTACCCGGAACGTTGGCATTAAGCGGAAATGCATCAGATAGTCAGGTATTGGCCGGGAGTACTTATTACAGCACGGATCCCAAGAGCAAGCGGACGGGGACCATGCCTAATTATGGCAAAACCCCAACGCAAATAAACAATATTCGTATAAACAACAATAGATTTGAGGTGGCAGTTGCGGCAGGGTATCACGGAGAATATTGGGCCAATAATGGTTATGAATATATGAGCTTTGACCAGGTTGCTAACGCTATAGGTTTGACTCCTGCAAAGCTGAAAAAAGGGGAGGTTGTTTGCGGAAGAACTGGAACATTTGAGGGATATGTCCCCACAGCCACAGACCTCTATTTAAGAGGAAATAATAAAGCTGGATTTACGTTTACAAACAGTGCATCTGCTGTAAGTTTTGAATCTGGTGGTATCAAAATATATAGAGCCGGGCCAGAACTTAAAAGCGCAAATCAGGTCAATTTTACACCTTATAACTACTTGAATATTGAAGTTTATTATGAAAGTTATGTAAACACCATTGGAAACTCAAAGACAAACTTTAAAATGAGAAGTACGTTATGGGATGGAACTACAACAATATCTACTGGAATATCAAGCAACATAACAGAGGGGAAAAGTGTTACCTTTTCAATTCCAGTATCAACACTTAGTTTAACCAGGATAGTTCACATAAGGATATATGTCCAATATGATGCCCTTGAGGATAACAATCAGTGGGTGACTTATACAACTGTAAGTTGGAATGGTTATGTTTATCGAATTTGGCTGAGTTAAGGGGGGGGGCAAAATGAAATTATATGTAAACAATCAATATCAAATAATTAGTATTGATATAGAACCAACATCATACCATGAAGTTTTTACTTTAGATGGAACAAAAGAAGAAATGTTCGGAAACTGGTGTGATACCTGTATACAAGGGTATAAATACGAACCTCAATGTGAGTTTTTATTTAATGAAGATGGAAGTAACGCTAGAGATGAGAAGACCGGGGAGCTGCTTTATAAACTTGACGAAGAAGGAAATAAGATTCCTGCTGGATATGCCTTGTATCCTTTTATAGATTACCAAACGCTTACACTGATTCAAAAGCAGTACGAGGATTCAAGGAAACAAATACAAGCCCTTAACGCCCAGATAGAGTACCTGTCCATGATGTCCGGTTATGAAATGGAGGTATAAAACGATGAATAAATTTGAAAAGGTGAAAGGATTTTATGAAGCAAGTCTATGGTCCGTTGGAATGGTGTGGAATGCCGTAGGACGCTGGATCACTGAAAAGGAATACCTGGATATCACCGGGAAAAAGTATGAAAAAGAGAAAGAATGAGGTATGGTCCTTTGTTAGAAATCATAAAGTATATAGACAGGCAGTGGGTGGAATGGCTATTTTTAATTATTTCCGCTTTATTGGGCTGGGGATATCGAAGGCTTGCTAAGAGACAAGCAGAGGAAAGCGTAAAAAATAGAGCACTCCATGACGGAATGCAAGCGCTGCTTAGAGATAGAATAATCGGAGTATACAATCATTACCAAGATAAGAGATTTTGTCCTATTTATGCCAAAGAGAATGTAAAGCGGATGTACGATGCTTATCATGATCTGGGCGGGAACGATGTAGCAACGAGACTCAAAGACAATTTATTATCCATGCCGGAGGAACCGGAAGAAAGAGAGGGTTAATTTATGGAACAGATTACGAATTATGTCAAACCGGAACTAATCATTGTGGCAGTAGTTCTGTACTTTTTAGGACAGGCAATTAAAAAGAGCCAGACCATCAAAGGTAAGTATATCCCCCTTATCAATGGGGCTGTGGGCATTGTGTTGTGCGGCATATACGTGTTGGGCACAAGTAGCTGCCAGACCGGGCAGGAAATTGCTATGGCGATATTTACGGCCATTACGCAGGGTGTACTGGTTGCCGGATTGAGTACATATGTAGATCAGATTATTAAGCAGTCTAGAAAAACTGAATAAATATTGTAACATCACAACTTTTAGGCCTGGGATAATCCTGGGCCTTTTCAATTGGAGGAATGAAATATGCAGATCAATAAATTACTTACACCTTATAACTACACCGCAGGTACCGCAGATCGCATTAAGTACATTGTGATCCATTATGTAGGAGCCCTGGGAGGAGCAGAAGCAAACTGTAAGTATTATGCCTCCCAATACATAGGGGCCAGCGCCCATTATTATGTTGGGTTTAATGGGGAAGTCTGGCTGTCTGTTGAGGAAAAGGATATTGCATGGCATTGTGGGGCAAAATCATATGTCCACCCGGAATGCCGGAATGCAAATAGCCTGGGAATTGAAATGTGTGTAAGAAATAGTAGTGGAAATCTGACAGACACAAGCCGGGATTGGTACTTTGAGGACGCTACGGTAAAGGCAGCGATCGAGTTGACCAAGGAGCTGATGGAGAAATATAACATACCTGTGGACCGGGTGATTCGTCACCACGATGTTACTGGGAAGATTTGCCCGAACCCTTATGTGTGGAATCATACGCAGCATACCTGGGACGGCTTTAAGGCTGCTCTCGTAGCTCCTGCCGAATATACTCTAGGATGGAACCATGATAAGAATGGCTGGTGGTACGCAAATTCTAAGACTTCTTATTATAAATCTTGCTGGCAGATCATCAACGGCCATAAGTACTATTTCAACCCGAATGGATACGCAGTTACCGATTGGCAGGTTATTGATGGCCAGGATTTCTATTTTGAACCAAGAGCCGGGCACCCGTTGGAATGTGCCTTATATGTATCAAATCGGCAGGGGGGACAAGGACCTGGAGAATTTTAA